CTAAAGAAGAAAGCAATCAACGGGGACTTAAGTATTCAACAAGCATTGAAATACTTTCAACTCAAACAGAAAGCGAAGGGAGATAGTTAATGAATATATTTTACTTAGAATCTTCAGCCGAGAGATCAGCGAGAGACTTATGCGATAAGCACGTACCCAAGATGTTATTGGAAACGTGCCAGATGTTGTCAACAGGAATCAGGACTCGCCTGGAAAATCCTGATGACGCAGCCTTGCCACTATATAAGGTAGCATATCCCAAACACCCGAGTACTATCTGGGTGGGATCTTCACTGCTAAACTTTAGGTGGGCACAGGATCTAGGTAGAAGTATTGCAGAACAATACACGTTTAGGTTTGGTAAGATACACAAATCAGAACGCATTATTAATTGGTTAGATACACACAGCAGTTTGGTGGAACGTGCGTTTTCTAAAGACGCAACAAACAAATTCACACCACCACCACAGTGTATGCCCGACCATTACAAAGACGAGGATACCATAACAGCATATCGTAATTATTACTTCGGTGATAAAAGACCATTTGCTAAATGGGAAAGAGGGGTAGCCAAACCTTTTTGGTTTAGACATAAAGAAGAAAGAGAGGCACGTGATGAGCGAGAGAAAAAGAATGAAGATGCGTAAGAAAATGTTAGAGGATAAACTCGAAGCATTGAATCAAGCAACCTTGTTAACACAAGATGAATTAATGACAGTCAATAACAAACTATCTTCGAGTGCTCTTGATAATATCATAGACAATTTATCAGAGGCATACGAAAAGCTGAAAGGAAAAACAAATGACAAAAGACAAATCGCCAAGTGATAACTATCAATTTGCGAAAGGTGTTTATGAATTTATGTCCGAGCATATCTCAAGTAAAGAGATGAAATTGTTTATGATTGAACGGTTGGCACAATGCTATGATGCTTTTCCACAGAAAAGAATAGAAGATCATAAGGCATACTTCAATTGGTTAGGGGTACACAATGAAGGATAAGAACGTATGGGACATAGCTTATTGGAATCCATCCGACGATGTGACGGATGAAGAACTGCAAAGATTCCTAGATAGTGGTGTAGGTACAGCATCTTCTAACCCGAGATGTTTTAGTGTCCGACAATTTGTCGAAGCATTTAACAGGCAAGAGATCAGCGACCTCGGTTGGTTGTATCACACACCCCGACACAATGACGGAAAGGATAAACAAGAATGAAAATAGATATCAGAACTAAAGAATGTTGCTACATTGAACTGAATGATTATGTTTATTACATAGATGATTCAACAGGGGAGCAAATCGTACACAAATGGCACAAGGATTCTGTTGATTCGTATGATAGAATCTCAAAGCTAGATCAACAAGTGAAGGAAGCAATCGAAGGGGGGCACGATGAATGGTAATGGCATGAAGTGGGTATGGTTTAACATCCACGCACGAGAAAATTTGGCAAGGCAGTATAAATTTCTTGACAATATGAATGAAGTATGGTATAGAAAAGTATGGCTAAATATACGAAGATACCTAAATATGTAACACTCGGACCGTTTCGGGCTGAACTGGCACTAGTGCCCCCCGATATTATGTATGATGTAGCAGATGCACAGGGGACATTTGTTTGCCGACCACCTTACAAAATCTTTTTGGATAGAGATATCATTGAGAAGGGTGGACCCGACGCAGTGAATGTAATGATACATGAGTGTATGCATATTGGATACTATCAGTACCAACTGAAAGATAAGGAAGAAGAAACAGTAGTTAATTCTTTCGCAAACTTTTTAACAGAACTATTGTGTCGTTCCGAATTGGCACAGTGGTTTAAAGAAAACATGAGGGGAGAGTAATGGATAAAATCGGATTAGAAAGACCCGTATTTGTATACGGTACATTAAAAAGTAAAGAAAGACTACACCACTTTTTAAAAGATCAAGCATACATAGGGAAGGCAACAACTCTTGATAATAATTTTTTATTAAAAGAATTTGCTAGGTCTTTTCCTATTGCATTTAGAAATACATCAGACGAATGTAAGTATAAGATACGCGGGGAAGTGTATGACTTGCAAGATGATGAGCAGTATAAGAATGTAAAACTTCTAGAAGAAAACGCAGGGTATAAATGCGTGAAGACTCTGGTTGATCTGGGTGCTAGTGGTAGTGAGATTGTTGAGATGTATGTCATGGAAGAAAAAGATATTGACTTTGACAATCCCGCTTTATCAGATAACTGTATCCGTTTGAGAAATGGTGCACAAGAATGGAGCAAAACTTATGAGGTGGTTTGAGATTCTGTGCGATAGATTGGCGGGAATCTCAATGATGATAGCCCTGTATGGTACAGGTTTACTATTGATTCTGTTAGTATTAACTGCTATATTTAATTAAAGGAGTATGCGATATGAATAAAAAGAAATACATACAAACAGGTGACGATTATTTATTTGACGAGACATTGGATTACGTAGATGATTCATTAGATATTGATGAGTACATGAACGATCCTCGCTTTGATGATAATGATCACGAATATTTACAGGAGATATATGAGAATGGGGTACAATCCGAAGACGTACAATTTATTCCAACAGATAGATATTTCAAACGCTTTAGAAAAAATCGTTAGTTATATTGATTCTTCGGAAGAAGAAGAGCCTAAGCTATTCGTAGCTACAGATAATCCATTTGCTTTACGGATGAAGTTTTATAGATACATCCAAGCATATAGGATTCAAATGGCAAACAAAGAAGGCGCCGACCCTCACCGCTACGACACATTAGTGATTGAGCAATCAAAGGGTGGTATTACAATTAAGTCTGTTCTAGATACAATAGAAGACTTACAAATAACTAACATGAATGGAGAGAAGATATGACAAGCGAAGAACAATTTAGAAAACTATTTACGGAATGTGTAGATGAAATGAGAAAACCAATTATTGACTTAGGGGAAAAATATGATACAGATGTTTTGATATCTTCTCTGTTTGAAGTGGGTATGCGGTTATCATTATTGAAGTATGGAACAACAGGCTTGATGAGTTTAATGGGGGATGTGTTGCAGACTCTATCAACATCTGGTCAAATGCTTGAGGAAATGACAAGTGCAATGGACAAGACAGACGACCCTGTGAAGTCCGCGTTTCTCAAAGCAACAGGATCAAAACTAAAACATTAGGAGTAAGCATGACAAAGAAAAAAGAAGATGATTCAATTACTATTCCAACGGAACTGTTGGATATGGATGCGGTTGAACTATCAGAAAACGATGGTGCAATCAACAAGGTTATTGAATACTTGAAACAAACAAGAGTGAATGTAAGACACGCGGAGGCTAATGGTCAGCGCATCTCAAAATCTACGGCAACAAAGAAAGCCCCGAAAAAATTTGAGAAGAATGTGCTTGATATGTTAGTATCGGAAACATGAACACATCAGTAGTATTCTTAATAGGTTATCTTTGTTTAGGTCCTGTTGGGGATAAGCAGTGTGTAAACATGGCGTCGAAGTTTTTGTACACCGACGTAAATAATTGTGAGATAGCGAGAGAATCTATTCTAAAAGAACTAGATGACATTGAGGGTTTAATGTTGCGTTGTGTTCCATCTGATTTGATTGAGAACTACGTTAAGTATAGACCACAGGTGATATTACCACCGTTAGAATAAAGGAGATATAATGAGCGAGACACCCGAGAGAATAAGAAAGTTTGTGTGGAATCAACACAACGAACCTGTCCAAAGAATATGGGACACGTCAAGTCTAAGTACGTTCTTAGCTTGTCCTAGATATTACAAGTGGACTGTGCTTGATGGTTGGAAAACTACAAGCTACGGAACTGCCACAGGTTTTGGATCAGCTGTTCACGCAGGCTTTGAAGAAATAGATAAAGCGAGATTCGAAGGAGAGTCCAAAGATAATGCGTTGCGTCGTGCCATTAAACTTGTGCTGAAGGATTATGGCGAGGACTTAAAACTGTCGGATGATTCCGCTCGTGGTTTAGAGGCGGCACTTCGTGCAGTGGTATGGAAAGCAGAAGAGTTTTGGGAAGACAATCTCAAGCTAGCTAGTATGCCCGACGGGATGCCCGCATTGGAACAACGATTCGAAGTACCAATCGGAGACAAGGGGCACAGGTTTAGTGGAAGGATTGATAAGATCATATCGCTAGACGGCAAGCTTTATCTTGTTGATGTGAAGACTACAAAGCAATCACTGAGTGAGTGGTATTTCAAAATGTATATGCCAAACAACCAAGTGTTTGCATACATCTGGGCATGTCGAGAGGTATTAAAATTACCTGTCGAAGGATTTATTATTGATGCAGTACAAACAGGATCAAACTTTACAAGGTTTGCCCGATCTGTATTCAACGTGAGTAAAGAGTTAATTGATGAATGGTACACAGATACTATCCACCACTTGCAGATATCAGACATCTATGCTGATTCGCAATACTATCCCGCTGATTTTACAGCGTGCGGTAATTATGGTGGTTGTAAGTTTAGAGAAACTTGTGGGCATCCATCAAGTCAAAGATATATTTTCTTTGATCAAGACTTTACACAAGAGTACCACCCCGACTTACAGGAAACCAAACCTACAGAGTTGGAAGTAATAAATGGTGGTAAAAAAGATTCGTGATTAAGAGCGACGGTTCTTAGTCGGCTGACTGAACAAGCCTTTAACAGAGGGCTAAGGTACACTTGAGAGGAAGTATGGACAAATGTCTGAGGTAATCAAGGGTGGTAGTGAGTAGGTAGTTAGAGCGATCTATCTGTAACTGAAAGCTTGTGGGTAATAAATTAAATCCCACGCCTACAGCGAATTTTTTTCTTGACATTTTCAAAAAATAGTATATAGTTCAAAACATAATAGGAGACCAATTGATGGCAAAAATAACACAACACAAATCAGCTAGCGTAACAAAGCTATTGCTTTGTGGTGATAGTGGTAGCGGGAAAACTTCCGCATTAGCAAGTCTTGCCAACGCAGGCAAGAAGCTACGTATCCTAGACTACGATAATGGTCTAGATATCTTACCATCTTTATTAAACAAAGATGCTGTTGACAACGTATCGTTTGTCACACTAACAGATTCATTGGGTCAAGCGACCGCATTCAGACGAGGGGCACAGCTGTTGTCCAACTGGAAAGACGGTGATGAAGACTTGGGTCCTGTGAAAGAATGGGGAGAGGATACAGTTCTAGTGATAGACTCTCTTACTCTAATGGGCGAAGCCGCCTTACGTTCGGCTCTCGCTTTTAACAACAAGAAAACTACTGAACAGGCAAGCCAACCCGAGTGGGGTGCGGCTGCTCGAGACGTACAGAATATCATCCAGTATATAACAGGCGGAGAAGTGAAATGTAATGTTGTAGTGACTTCTCACATGCAGTACATGGAGGGTGATATGGGTACATCAAAAGCTTACCCGACTTCAGTAGGTTCTAAACTGTCTACCAAAATTGGTAGATACTTTAACTGTGTCTGTCGTATTGATACACGTTCATCAAGCAAAGGCACCGAGCGAACACTTCGCACAACTTCAGATCACAAGATGGATTTGAAAGTGACTGCGCCGAATCTCATAGAGCCAAGCGCTGAGTTAGATTTAAACAAATTGTTTGAAGCTATACAAAATAATGCGAAGGACAAACTCAAAGCGAGCAATGTGAAAGGAGATAAATAATGTCTAATGTTGCAGACTTTTTAAGCATGACACCTAATGACACACCAGATAGTGTCTTGCTACCCGAGGGGAGTTACGAGTTTACTGTGACTTCTTACAGGGCTGATCAAGTAGGTGAAAATCAAACACCTCTGGTCAGAGTAAATGTGAAAGCTAATTCAGTCATTGAATCAGATATAACTGATGCTGACTTAGTTAACACTGAGCCAACCAGAATGGAGTTCTGGGCAACGCCCGCTTCATTGAAGCTAAGTAATCCTGCAATAGGATTGAAAGCATTCTTAACAAATGCTTTAGACTTAGGTCATGTAGATGACTTACCATATAGCGAATTGCTAGAGATGGCAATTGGTAAAACCTTTAAGGGCATGGTCAAGCACGAAATGACTGGCAAAGCTAAGGATATCAAAGCCGCACAGGTTAAGAGAATCTTAGCATAATTTAGGGAGAGAGTATGAGCAACGTAAGTACAGTTCTTAAACAGGTTCCCTCGCAGATGCCAACAGGTGAATGTCGTATTGCTTTTGTATTTGATTTTCCAACTACAGACGAGCAAAGACTTGACAGTATCATGGTAGGATCAGCGGGAAAAATGTTTCATGCGTTGTGTGAAATATCTGAAATAGATGTGGAGAACTGTTTGCTTACGCATGCTCTCGCTCAGAAGCCACCACAGGAGAACCCCTCCCACTTTTTCTATAACAGGAATCAATATAAAGCTGAATGTAAAAAGGGAGAGTGGAAGTCGAAGTATCCTGTGAATGGCTTCGGCTATTTAAAGAAAGAGTTTGAACATAACATTGATAGGTTATGTGAACAGCTTAATGAAGTACAACCCAACATCATAGTAGCGATGGGGAGTATTGCATTATGGGCGCTGACAGGACTGGATAAAGTGGGTACTTACCGTGGCACTATCCTAAAAACAACTTTACCTAACCTTACTTACAAAGTAATACCTACTTACAGTCCTAGTGCCATCAACCGACAATATGAATTTAGACCTATTGTTTTATCTGACTTAGAGAAAGCAGTAAGAGAATCTAATTCCAAAGAACTAACAATAAAAGAAAGAGAGTTATGGATTGAACCAGAAATCAAAGACCTCGAGGACTTCAAACAGAAGTATATTAGAGAGAATAACGAAGATCAGCCACTCAGTTTCGACATTGAAACAGGCGGCGGTTTTATTACTTGTATTGG